GAGTACCAGCAGTTAATCTTGTTTGAACAACTCCAACTTGTAGTAGTCCATTAAATTGCTCTTGAGTTCCGGGATTATATCCAATAAAGTCTGTACTGTTTAATACAACTTTAGATGCAACTTCGCCAGCCCACTCTAATCCTTTGTATATTTGGGTAACTTCTGCAGATATATTTGATTTATCTTCAATGTCAAAATAGTTTTTAGCAACTAATAATGTTTGTGTATTTCCACCGTAGATGGCATCGTAAATAACTGCATTAACAATTCTGTCAGCATCTCTGATATAAACAGCAAGTCCCGAGAAGGCTGAGCTGTCTAAAAATGCAGAATAGTATGTTTGTATAAATGCAATATACTCAGCTTTAATTAATTCTCTATTGGCTAAAAGTATTGCAAGACTGTTTTGAATACCCTCAGTGACGCCAGGTAATGCTTGCGGATCAATTGGCGGATTTGGAATTGATCGAATTGGAATAGGTGAGCTAGTAAATCTTAAAATGCCCCCTGTAGTTCCTGTAGGAGCATTAGCAACAGTATATGTAAATGTGTTGTTGTTAACTACCGAAGCAACATTAAAAATACCATTAGGTGCATTTGTAGATGCAGTAGTATCTACAATCTTAACACTCCATCCTGCTCCTAAATTATGGCCGCCTGATCTAGTAACTGTAATAGTAGTGCCACTTGCACTCCATGAAGTTGCATCTAAAATAGTTCTTTCTGCTACACCGTTTTCAATAATCTGCAATATCACATTCATTTTTGCAACTGCACGAGCTACCGCAGTTGCATTAGATGCTAACAATGATACTAGTGACTCTTTTACAAATTCAAGTGCAGACAATGTTTGTGTTTTTTCTGAAGGGAACGTTGTATACTTGGTTCTTATATAATATTCTTGTCCTATATTAATGGACTCAATGTTACTGTCAAGGGCAAGGTCCCATGCAACTGCATTAATAATATTACCTACAGATTGACTAAATTTAATAGGATCATATGTAAATGTTGGTGTAACTACATCGTTAACGTATGCAATAGTTTCTGCAACGATGAACTCTTTATTTGCTAACAATAAATCACTGGCACCACGATAACCTTCTCCATCATCAGTGAAGGTATCAATCTTATAGCGTGTGCCTTCAACAAAAAATGCAGTTGGTGTTTGTGGTACACGGAACGCATCAGTCACAGTAATTTCAGTGCTGGTTAAATTGGTACTGACAGTGGTAACTGGCATGCTTCCTGCTTGTCCGTCAACGTATTGACCACCACGGAATGCCTGTTTGTTTAGTGATCCTGAGAAACAACCTGACTGTTGACAATACGGTGACTTGGTTAAAATTTGACCGTTAGGATCAAGCACCATCATAAATCCGCCGTGTCCTTGACAGCTAATCTGACGAATAATAGTTGCATCGTTCATTAAGAATACATCTAAATCTTTATTGTTTTTAGGCGTTGATGCTTTGTTAGTTGAATCTGTAAGGTAATGATAACCCCAGTTTGTGTCAGCAATCTCTAAGTTATCAAATACTAGATCACGATAGAACCATGTAGCGGCCCATGGGCTTTTACTTACTCGGTCTGCAGGACGAATAACTGTGCGGCGGAATTCATCACCTAGAATAGAACAGTTGCGCGGAACACGGATTGGATAATCTTCAAAGTAGTTACCTGATTCAATAAAAATAGAAATTTCCAAACGTTTAACTGCTTGATCAAAGAATAAGTTTTCTCCAATAGCAAATGATCCGGTTACATCACGTAAGTCAACATAATCAGTGTCGTCAATAGTTCCGTATTTTACAATAAATCCTCGAGCATTACTGTTTCGTCCAACAACTAATTTTCCTGGAATTATATCTCGATTGTTTGGAATGCCCTGATCAACTGGACTTCCGCTGTCGTTAGTAAATTTAATACGAGTAGTACCGTTTAATCCGCCACCAATAATAATTCCGCCACTGACAATTTCTGAATAGTACTTGGCACCACCGTAGGCAATTAACTGGCGATATGGACCAGTTTCCCATGGGCTTTCATCAATTAGTTGTTCGGCTTTTAAACAGGCTGCAACTAGACTTTTATAAGCATATGCCCAGGCGCGACCTTCCTTGCCTGCAGGAGTTTTTACTTGAGCATCATCTCCGTTTGTGCTAACGTACAAGTTAACTTTACTAGAATATGCAGTGGTATCAACATAATATTTTGTTGCAGCCTGCAGATCGTCCTCACCTAACGGAGTACCCATCCCGGCAGCGTCACCTGGGTGGTCATTTAAAAATAGTTTGCCGCTCATAGAAGAGCCGGCTTTTAATACTGTTTCAGCAGCCTGTGGCGCTTGATCTCCTGATGCACCGGCTGGAACTGACAGATAGCCAACCATTGCGTCCGCTTGCTCTCCGGGTACTGATCCCTTGTTAATATATCGATTGTCAGCGAACCCTAATGGAACAGGGAATTTTTCTGCGCCAATATTAGTTTGAGCTGATCTACCAAACGCACTATTCCATGCTAGTACATTGGAATTAGTTGGGTCCGCAAGGTTACCTAGTAGATACCCCTGTCCGTCAATGACATTGCCAAACTTACCAGCAATGTCTGAGGATCCTAATTCAGATGTAGCACGTTGTTGTGTTAAAACAATCTTGTTATAGTTAGGATCAGCCGGATCCTCTGGGTAAGTAACTACTAGACCGTTAGCACCCAATAGTGGCTTAAACACTAAATTATTGCCGTCCTGATTAACAATTGGTATTTGATTTGCTTTAGTAACTAAACTAGTCAGCTGTCCGCTTTCTACGTCGCCGAGGTCTATGAATTTAAGTGTACCTTCTTGCCCAAATACCGCATAGACTTCTTTAAAGTTTTCATTAACTTTTCTAAAACCTTCGCGAATACTGTCACCAGTACCGTCATTACCTTCTACGCCGATGTCTACTATTTTACGTGCCATTGAATGCTCCAATAAGTCTTTGTATATGATATTTATCTTTCCTTTTTATAACCTTAATGTAAATACACTATATGTTCATCAAAATAGATATAGAAAAAACCATGCACGAAAGAACTAGTAAGCTAGGTAACACGCATGAGTATGAACGTAAAAAATCTATAGTAGTATTGCGCTGTGATAACTGCAAAGAAATTTTTACTAGACCAAAAGGGTCAATGGATCCTGCTAGACTTAGCAATAACTACTTTCATGTGTGTAAAAACTGCGATAGCAAACGCTTTGCTCAAAAGCGAGGCGTAGAGCGTAAACACATATGGGATACGCCCGTTAGTAGCTTAGATGATATTAGCAGATTATAAATAAACTAACAAAGGAGGACATTCAAATGTTCAAAGCAATCAAAGAGTTCTTTACAGGCAAACCAGCAGTTGTAGAGACACCAGCTCCGGTAGCTGAGTATAAAGTAGAAACACCAGTAGTTGAAGTTGCACCTGTTGCACCAGTAGTTGAAGTTGCACCTGTTGCACCAGTAGTTGAAGTTGCACCTGTTGCACCAGTAGTTGAAGTTGCACCTGTAGCGCCAGCCAAGAAAAAGCCGGCTGCTAAGAAAGCACCGGCTGCTAAAAAGGCTCCTGCTGTTAAGAAGCCACGTGCTCCAAAAGCACCTAAATAAGACCTAGTTCTTTAGCCTGTTCGAATAGCCTAGCATTTGCTAGGTTTTTCGCTTTAGACTCGCACATGATGTCAAACTGATCTAAAAAGCTCAAGGCCCATTCATTTACCGGTCTATTCCAGTAGAAGTTAGAGTGTGCTCGCATCTTTTGTTTTTTGTAGCCTTGCTCTAATAATAGAGCATGATCAGGCATAGTGTTTGGACAATGATCAACTAAGATATCTTCCCTACTAACTGAGTAATGCATAGTAGGGCGCATGCCACGCCAGCTATCAATAACACGTTGTACTCGATCATCTTCTGGTGTAATGTATTCACCTTCCCGGATCCAATGGTGGTGAATATCCATAACAATAGGCACAATATCACTAATAGTAAGACAGTCATCTAATCCCCATGCGTTTTCTTCGTTTTCAATTGTAATACAACTGCGGGCTTCGGGGGTAAGGCGTTTGTAGGCAGATCGAATACCTTCGGGACCTTGTTTACCCGAGATGTGTACGTTGATTTTAAAATCCTGGAAGGCCTTACCGTAGCCCATGTATCTGACCATATCGGCATGATATTCAAAC